CGCGTTTTTCGGAACCGTCACACCCCTACTACCTCGCACGATGTCAAAATCGTGTCTGGCAAGTAAGGACGTGGGGCCCGAGGCGTCGACGCCGCGTGAATGTAACCACGCATAGTCGGTCGCCATCGCCGCACGAAGGTACGGCAAAGCCTGAGGGGTGACACTGATTCGCTTCTCAAGAAGCTTTAAATCTGCGCGTACATCCTCGCTTTTACACGAGAACGTAGCGCCCTTACCCCACTTGAACCGATCCAACAACGAGGCCATTCGCGGACGGTCACCGATGACACGCTGTATTTTTCGTTGTGCCGATGAAATTATCGGCGCCCAACGTGCCCATTCCGGGCTAGCGTAGTCGGTGAGTCGTGCGTTCGTTGCCTTACATTGTTCCTCAGCGGCGGTGAAGCCACTGAGCGCTACGGCCGCCGTGTCGATCCCCGTATCGAGCCCCTGATATTTACTCAGGAGTTCAATCGCGAGGTAGTCGTTACGGAAGCCGTGCAGATCGTTCAGGCCATACGCATCCCATTTAACCTCGAGCTGTAAATACTCGAGATGGCGATCAGAGCGAAGAAGCTCTGCCGCCTGGAGTGCGACGGGCGTCCCTAAATCCTCACACAAGGAGACAACTGCTCCCATATATGCTCGTTTAAACATAGTGAAGATCCTCCAAGTTCAGTACGGCAGCGCTTGCGCGGCGATGTTATCGCCGAGTCGAGTGTTGTAGTCCTGACTCAGAGCCACGTATACCATGCTGACGATATCTTTCCGTTCCTGATCGTTGAGAACGTCAGGGAAGGTGAACTCGACTTTGGCGCGCGAAATCCCAATGAGAACGGGACGAGCGGGCATGGTCGTGTCTACTTTTGGAAAGGCAAAGTCAAGGGTGTGGCGGTAGAGACCATTTCCGTTCACTGGTTCTTTCAGCCGGTAGGACACAGTAGCGTAGCCGATGGCGATGCCACCGTTATGCTCTTTGTCTGCCCAACGTGCGATACCGAGTGACGAAGGTGCGGGGGTATAATAGTGAGTAACCGGCACTGCGGCTTTGTCCACTAAGGCAAGGTTTGCCATGTTGGTAATCATTGTTTACCTCTTCTTCGGAATGAAGTTTGAGAGAAGCGCCGCCATGGTAAGAATTTGGGGCGCACTCCTTGGGATTTTAAAGGTTGGCAACACAGGTGACGGAAAAGACGATAAGAGCTCACGATTTTTATGTGTGATCTCCGTATACGCCTCCAAGTTCCTGTCCACGATTTGGAACCCCGAGGGGCCACCAAGGCGTGGGTCTGCTGGAGGAGCCCAGGAACCCTGCTTCACAGCAGTGTCTCTGATTTTGTACGAGGACGTCCGGTAGCCATCGATGATAGTAATCCCATTTTGTAGGATGCTAGCTTCGAGGTTTTCCAGATACTGCCCTACGTTCACCCAATAGTCGACAACAAACGACAACGTGGTGAGCTCCCAAGCGAGGGTCGGACGAACAGTCAGACCCAGTTGCCATTGGTTAAACAGAGTCAGATCCGAGATACGATATTTGCAGCCGAGCTCAAAACGATAGAGCCCTTCTGTGGTATGCGTACCTTTGCTATAAAGGTCAAACCGCGTTTCTTGCTCATAACTAGAGCCACGCGCCTTTACAACCCCCACAAAATCCATGTGAGG